GAATTAGACGTAGATACTGATGTAGAAGATACTGAAGTTGATAATAATAGTGTAGATTCTGAAGATGTGGAATTATCTATGGATGATGAAGATATCGAATTACCATCTGATGACGATACTCCAATTGACTTAACTCACGTAGAAGACGAAGAAGAACTTTTGAAAGTTTTCAAGGCTATGGGAGAAGATGATGGAATTATCGTAAAGAAAGACGGTGAAGATATTCATTTGAAAGATAACGAAACAGATGAAGAATATTTAGTAAAACTCGGAGAATCCGAAGAAGAAAATTATGAAACTATGGAATACAATGAAGAAGTATCTGATGACAAAGTACAAGATGTTATCGACGCAATTTTTTCTGATGAACCATTAGACTCTGATATGACTTCAGATGAAGATTCAGAAGAAGGGATGGATGTAGACGACGAAGTTGTTTATGAAATCGAATTCAATGAAGAATCTGATGATGAAGAGGAAGATGATGAAGAAGGAGAAGATGAAATAGATGAATCCGAAGAAATGGAAGAATCCGAAGAAATGGATGAAGCCGAAGAAATGGATGAAGCCGAAGAAATGGAAGAATCCGAAGAAATGGATGAATCCGAAGAAATGGAAGAATCCGAAGAAATGGATGAATCCGAAGAAATGGAAGAATCCGAAGAATCTGAAGGTTGGCACATGAATGAGACTTATAGTCACAAAAAATCAAAAAAGAAAGAAACTAAAGAAGGTAAAATGTCAGTTAAACCTAAAGGTGTTGGAATTGGAAAACCTAAATTCTCGTACAAGAAAACTTCTGGTGGCTTCAAGGAAGACAAAAAAGAAGGACCAAAAACTATGGGTACAGGTAAAGCAAAATTCGAATACAAAAAAGGTGAGAACATGGAAGGTAAATCCAAAGTTGTAAAAAAAGTTGAAACTAAGGAAGCTTCTAGAACTTACGGTATGGGTTCAAAAGAGGGTAGAGGTTTAAGAAAAGGTATCACTCCTAACAGAAATCTTACTTTCGAGAACTTAGAACAAGAGGTTAAGATGTTAAGAGAAAAGAATGAAGAATATAGAAAAGCATTGAATGTTTTCAGAGAAAAACTAAATGAAGTTGCCATATTCAATTCCAACTTAGCATACGCAACTAGATTGTTCACTGAACATTCTACAACAAAGAAGGAGAAAATCAATATTCTCAGAAGATTTGATAATGTTCAATCGTTAAAAGAATCTAAGTCATTGTACAAGATTGTTAAAGATGAATTGAATCAAACTGAATCAAAATCATTGAATGAAACTGTGGAAAACAAATTAAACCAAAGTGTTCAAACAGGTTCATCAACAACTCTAATCGAAAATAAAACTTATGAGAATCCTCAATTCTTGAGAATTAGGGATTTGATTACGAAGGTTAGATAATAAAATAAATAAAAATAAAAAAAACAAAAAAATGGGAGCATTATTAGAATCAGGTCTCGTTGGTAACATTGGTCTTAAGCACCTTAAAGTTATCAAAGAAGATACTATCAACAAATGGGATAGCCTTGGTTTCCTCGAAGGATTAAAAGGCCACCAAAAAGAAAACGTAGCTCAGCTTTATGAAAACCAAGCATCACACTTGATTAATGAAGCATCTACAACATCAGACTCAGGTTCATTCGAAACTGTTGTTTTCCCAATAATCAGAAGAGTATTCTCTAAGTTATTGGCTAATGACATCGTATCTGTACAAGCTATGAACTTACCAATCGGTAAATTGTTCTATTTCGTCCCACAGATTCAGAATTACCAAGACGCTGCTAATCAGCATTACGCACCTTACGGAGCACCTAACGGACCAACTAATCCTAACGATGGATACAATTGGAACGAAGGAAGAGACCTTTATGACAGATTTTATGAAGGTACTGAACCAGCTTTAGACCCTCCAGGTTTGTTCGATTATTCTAAAGGTCAGTTTTCTGCTATCACAGCTGATGTTACAACTGCACAATGGAATAATACAACTTTGAACCTTGAGCCTGCAGCTTATTCTTCAGATGCTTACAGAAAAGTTCTTGTTATCATGTCAGGTTTCGCTACAGAGGCCGCAGGTAAACTGATTGGTCCTGATGGTAACCCAATTGACACTGAAGCATTCTTGTCAGATTTGACAATTTATGGTGTTGCGGGAAATGCAACAACTTCAGCTAACACTACTAATCCTTATCTTTTCAGAGTAGTAACTCAAAGATATGGTAAAGGTATCGTTCAGTACGGTAATAACAATTCAACATTGACATTCCCAAGCTCATTGACAGATGGTGGTCAGTATGACAACATTTGTGATGTTAACGGTAACATTTATTTGGAAATTGACCTTCAAGTTCCATGTGCGGTTGGTGCTAACTCAATCGACGGTTACTCTGGTTCAACATTCACATCTTCAGCTGTTGTAAACAACGCATTCACCGCAACTTACAGAATCTACAAGAATCTTGAATTCGAAGACAGAATTGGTGAGGTTTCTTTCGACCTTCAATCTGTAACAGTTTCTGTAACTGAAAGAAAATTAAGGGCTCAATGGTCACCAGAAATGGCACAAGACGTTGCAGCATTCCACAACATCGACGCTGAGGCTGAATTAACAGCTTTATTGTCTGAGCAAGTTGCAGCTGAAATCGATAGAGAAATCTTGAGAGACCTTAGAAAAGGTGCGGCTTGGAACTTAAGATGGGATTACAACGGTTGGAAGAGACTCGGAACAAACGCTGTCCCTTACACTCAGAAAGACTGGAACCAAACTCTTATCACAGCTATCAACCAAATCTCTGCACAAATCCACAAATCAACTCTTAGAGGTGGTGCTAACTGGATTGTAGTGTCTTCTGAGATTTCTGCGATATTTGATGACTTAGAGTATTTCCACGTTTCAAACGCGGCTCCTGAACAAGACCAATACAACATGGGTATTGAAAGAATCGGTACTCTTGCAGGTCGTTATCAGGTGTACAGAGACCCATACTTCCCAGCTAACCAAGTTCTTCTTGGTCACAAAGGAACGTCTCTTTTGGACACTGGTTACATCTACGCACCATATGTACCTTTACAACTTACTCCAACAATGTACAACCCATTCAACTTCACACCTATCAAGGGTATCATGACTAGATACGCTAAGAAAATGGTTAACAACCGTTTCTATGGTAGAGTAACAGTTGATGGTGTTAGAACATTCGATTTGAAAGAGTTGAGATAATATGGTCTGAACCAAAAATACAAAGGGTCCTATTTGGGACCCTTTTTTTATTTTATAAGGTATTTATAATAAAGAAAAAAAAATGATAAAACAAGATTGGAACATAAGTGGTAAAGAAAAGTCGAGAATTCTTAATCTACATGAGAGAGCCACAAAAAAATTATATTTAATCAGAGAACAAAATGATAGACAAAGTGAAAAATCTTGGAGAATTTGTTCAACAATAATATTTCAACAGGGGGATAAGTATTTTGCACAACGTTCACAAACTGGTGATACAGTCGAAATACCAAAGTTGAGCGAAGTTTCAGGAATCATACAAGGAGGTAAATTGGTATTAAATCAACTAACTAAAAACGGATTAGAGATGGGACAATATATGAGTTTTCAAGAATCATGTACGAACAAAAAACCTCAAGCATATACTCAGACATCGAAACCATTTTGTTATTTTGACGACATGAGCAGTTCACTTCAAATGGTAAATGGTAAAGAAACTTTAGTGAAACTAAATATACCAAGGTATGGAGTATTGTCAGAAGATGGAAGTTTAAGGACCGCATCTGGTTTTTTTACACCTGAAGATGTACAAAAAGATAAGAATGGAGTAGAAATCAAATATGGTGTAAGTAGGTCTAGGTCTTTCATTCTCGAAGTTTCAATTGCTTCGAACGGTGAGGAATTGAGAAGTGGTGGTGAAAATGAAAGACCGGAAGAAGAACCGAAACCCGAATTCAAAGAAATCCCTTTCGATTTAGAAAGCCCATTTGTGTTCGATAAAACAGACTTGACACCTGAAGCGGAGAAAAAGTTCCAAGAATTGTTACAAAATATTAAAAAATATTATAATAATATTACAGGAGATGTTGAAGTAATAACATCGGCCTCGATAGATGCTGACCCAATAACAAAAGAAAAATATAATATGGATTTATCTATGAGGAGAGCAAATAAAATAATTGAAAGACTTAAAAGTGAAACAGGAAATAATTCTTTGAGATTTATTCCTAAACCGATAGGTCAAACTGAACAATTTGCGCCTGGTCTAAAATATCCCAAACATTCACAATCTGAAACGGGACCTAATAGAAGATTGATTATTAAATTACCGAAAATCAAAGTCCAAGTAAAATAAAATAAAAACCCACAAAAGTGGGTTTTTATTTTATAAGATACATAGACAAGGATTCGATTCTATTTTTGTCCGTTGAATACAACACAATCAGCTTATCTAAGTTAGATTCTGATAATTTTTTATTTTTGTCTGATTCGTATATTTTGACTGTATTATTTTTTTTCTCCCATAATCTGTAAATGTATGGGTTACCATTCAAATAAGATTTTGTAGTATATTTTGTGAAAACTTCTTCGTACTTAACTTTCTGTACGTATATTGTATCGATATTATTTGATTCTATGAAATTTTTCAGTTCTTTGGTAGCATCATGTGATAAGTGATTCAGAATATCATGAGAACTGTTCCCGAGACAATATGTCTTGAGTTCTATTGGACTCGACTGAGAATATGTTATTGACGTTATGAATAAAATCAAAAACGTTAGAATTGACTTCATTTTTATAAATTTTTGGTCCCACAAAAGTAAGAAAAAACTTTGGTTTTTCAAAACATCAAAAAAGAATTTGTCTGTTTTTTTCTAATATTTTGTACCCCATCTTAATTCTCGGTTGTAACTGAGGTAAGGAAAAATCTACAATATCACAAATTTCTATAATTAATCTATCATTTTCCCCTTCTAATTTGATATTTTCAAAATATACGTATCTATTTTTATTAAATTTATTTTTTATTGAGGTATAA